TTTCAACAAATGATGAAGCCGAGAGAATAGATTTTACTACATTCCGTGGGCGTATCTACAAAATAAGTGACATTGTGCCTACAAGCGCATATGAGCAAGTCTATACACTACATTTTACGAGTATGGACGCAATGAGAAATACACAGACAAGAGTAAAGAGCGCACATAAAGGTTCCTCAGATCAAATCGCTGATAGAATACTCAAAAACATACTGAAAACAGAAAAGAATTACTTTGTTGAGCCATCATCATCATTTACACATTTACTAGGAAACAATCGTTATCCATTTGAGTACATGAGAATGCTTGCCAATCGTAGTGTATCACGAGAACATAAGTCAAGTGGATATTTGTTCTTTGAAAATCATAGAGGGTATAACTTTTGCAGTCGTGATAAACTGTATTATGAGAGTGCTAACACACCAAGAGAAAGTGTTGAGGAGTTCTTTACAGCCAATCAACGACCACGAGTAGATACACCAACTGAAATGAGAACGTTATTATCGTATAAGATTATGACAACACAAGACACACTACGAGACAATACAAATGGACTACTCAACAATACACATTACAGTTACAATCGCACAGACAAGTCCTTTAGTAAAAACGTTTCATCCTACGCAACATATATAAACAACAAAACGAGTAAGTCAGGAGAACCTCTTTATACAGAGACACCAGAGAAAAATTCCGATAGATTATTCGATTTTCCGGACGCTACAATTACAACCTCATCTAAAGACCCGTATCTACACACCGCTGACACCTCAGATGAAACAAACTACAGCAACACAGGAGAGAGTTATCCCGATAGACTTAGAGGTAAATCATCTTATGGTATACGAGTAAAAATAGAAATGCATGGTAATAGTAACGTTGCAGCTGGAGATATGATTACATTAAACATACCATCTCATGAACCAATTGCAAATGCACAAGATGAAATCTATGATGTCTTTCTAACAGGTCAATATCTTGTTGAGAACCTTGTTCATAAGGTAGACAACAATAGATATATACTGGTAGCTGAGTGTACACGAAACAATGTTGCCACACGATATGAAGATAACAAATCAAGTATCAAAGATAACCTCAAAGACATGGCTAAAACACCTAGTGCTGTGATAGATAGGCATTAATGAAAGACTGGATATTGAATAGAATTAAGATATTGCGTAGTGAAAATATCATTGATTTATATGGGGTTTTGTGGGATCGTTCTTTACAAGATTTACAAGAACCTAGTAAAGTTGTAAATTACGCAAATGGTGAAAAGAATATAGAACGTAGTCCTTTAAAACAGACGGCCCAACGGCTGAAAAAAGAGCAGATCAATGAATAATTATTACGGTGTCGTGGAGAGCAGGGCAGATCCCAAGCAGTTAGGCAGGGTGAAGGTCCGTGTATTGGGTATCCACACAGAGGACAAGGTACAGCTACCCACAGATGATTTACCATGGGCTACTGTACTATCGCATGATGGCAGTAACAGTGGATTAGGCACTAGCCCTAGCTTCTATGTTGAGGGCACATGGGTATTGGTATCTTTCTTTGACAAGGACAGACAGGAGCCACTAGTGTTAGGCGGCCTCCCTGGTATACCGGCGGCCTTAGGCAATCCGGACGTAGGGTTCAATGATCCTAATAGACGTAGTACAGATAGCAGTAGTGATGACTATACGGTATCTGTGTATCCGGCGGCAGTCAATACGAGTGATGTACATGAGAATGCTAGAGGCAGTCTAACGGCAGTCAGTCCGGCGGCCCGAGACAGTATAAGGAAAACGGCAGTACCTACAGCAGACTTCGACAGTACCACAGTATCCACAGTAGGCGGCAGTCTTACAGTATCAGCCAGCGATGGCAGTACCTACGATGAGCCACTAGTTATAGACGGCGGCACTACGGACACGGTAGGCACTTACAAGCCAACCTATACTAAGAACCATGTGTATAGTACGGAGAATGGCCAGTTGTTTGAGCTTGACGATACGGAAGGGTATCAGCGTATAGCTATAACTCATAGTGCTGGATCGTATCAAGAATATAGTAATGATGGAACGTATGTATCTCATATTGTTTCTAAGATGTTTGAGGTTGTTTCATCTGATAAGTCTTCTCTCGTAGAAGGTGATGTGGTTGAAACGATTGATAAAGGTCTAAAGATCAAAGTAAATAAACTCGAAGCGTCTGGTAATAATTATGATATCGAAGTAGGGGCGAATGCCTCTCTGAATATAATGGTTCGTACTGGTGATGTCAACTTAAACGTCATTGGTAATGTAAACGTTAAGTCTTCTGGTGATACGAATGTTGATTGTGCGAACTTTAGGGTTGCGGCGTCTGGTGCGGTGAAGATTACTTCTGGTACTGGTAATATTGATCTTAACTAGGTATACCCGGTAAAACTGGATAACCTTTCCTAATCTATAAATGCAATAGACACTATTTCGATATAGGTTCGAGGTCTTCTTGTAACTGTAATGAAAGTGTAGAAGCCCCCCCGTCAAAACTGAGCGGCTTTTGTTTAGTATCTTTTGCGTATATACTTACAGGAAATAATTCTAACTGTAAGGGAGTACATTGTTGACAGCAATCAGGTGTGCCACAATTTGTATGTTCTATTGTTTCCATAACACTATATAGTAGTACACAAAAATAATAAATTTTCTTTGCTGGAATTGATTACAAAGCCACTATATACATATGTCAGATGTCAGAACACTTAAAGCTCAAGACATACACTTTCCCGAATATCACAAAGTCTATCACGTTAAACAACTCGGCAACTTCATAGATTACGAAGATCGACACATGACAGACAATGCACGAAATCGTTTGGAGTGTTTGATGAAAGAGATGGACACACATGGTATGGTACATCCTATCATTATTTCTTACAATGCATACAATGTCTCTGTTGGTCACCAACGTGTATGGTATGCAGTACAACGTGGATATACACACATAGATTGTTACCACATTCCTAATCAAGAAGCTTGGGAGAAAGTTTTTTCTTATACACAATCAAATGACTATTGGCAAAAATATACTTAAGGCAAAGTACATCAACTTTCCACAACACTACAAGGAACTACCACTCAAGGATCTAACCTATAAGTGGGATAACGTTCCGGTGAATGATTGGGTAGACTATGCGGAGGAGAAAGGTATACCCTATAAGGAACTTTTCTCGGATATGGATCATCAAGGTTTACTGAATCCTGTTATAGTGCGTGATCTTAAATCGAATGGTGTCTATCGGAAATATCATTGTGGGGGTCGTAGAATTATATGGGCGAAAAGACATGGCTATGATTTTATAAGTGCTTATATAGTAAAAGACTGGATAACTGATGAGGGTAAACAAGAAATTGACCTAATTGTGAACGACCAGTGGTTTCGTATCGACTAAATACTATGGTATGAATACAATTCGAGGAATACATTAGAAACCCGTTCTGGGTTCGATTATAGATATAATCAATTAATTAAGGAGAATACATGTTAAGATTAATTACTCTTACGGTCGTAGGTATGCTGCTGTTTTCTTATCAGGCAATAGCTGCAGATATAACACCGTATGGTACTTTCAACTACAAATGGTCACATGATGAAAACACTTCTGGTGTTGCATATGATAAACTAGAGAACAACGGTTCAATCATTGGTGTCGATATTATCGAGAGCTTTGACGAAGCAAGTTCCATGTCAGGTATTGCAAAACTAGAACTTGGTGTTGATGTTGACGATAGTGGTAGTGACACATTAGATTCAAGACTAGCATATGTTGGTGTTGAAAATAATGGTGTGGCGATTACTGTTGGTAGACAATCACATCCATTTGCTTCTGTTTCCAAAACGGGAAATTTTGAAGTGTATGGTTCTAACGCTGTATTTAAATACGGTGACAGATCATCAAACACAATCAAACTTGATAACGGCAGTTTTGCTGTGATGGGTATGGTTGATGGATCTACTGGAGAAGATGGACTTGACTTATGGGAAGCTTCGCTCTCTCATTCAGTTAGTGGCATTGATGTATCAGCAGGTTATGCTGATGATGTAGTAAACGATATCTCTTATTGGGGCGCAAGTGCCTCAACTACTGTGGGTGACATAACTGTCGCTTCAACGTATACAATCAAAGACGCTGCAACAGACCTAGTAGGTATGGAAGCAACTGTTGGTTGGAAAGCTTTAACAGTAGGATACGGAGACAAAGAAGGAACTGGTACATACATGACTTATGGTTTAAGTCATTCTATGACAGATAGTCTAACCGTCTATGCAGAAATGCAACAAGATGATTTAGATACTGGCACAGACCTACAACACTATTCTGTAGGAACCAAGTTTACATTCTAATAACATAACAAGGAGAAAATTCATGGAAAAATGGATAAAAGACTTAGGCGCATGGAAAGACTATGGACTAATACTAGTAGCAATTGCTATCTTTACTGGAATACTTCCAGTAATGGCATTAGTTAAATGGGGACTTCTAGCGTGGATCGCTGCTAACTTATGGCAACGATTTAACAAATAGGAATTATTATGATCAAGAAAATCATATACGTGCTGATTGTCATTGGTGCTTTTTGGTTAGGTCATTACTTCGGTGAGCAGGCCGTCAACATTATAGACGATTTGCCTGTACCAAAAATTACTATTGAAATGCCATCAGGCGATGAAATAGAAACACCTATCACAACGGAAGAAGTGAGAGGTTAATCAAATCGGCCGTATCGTTTAATTAGGATTGACCTTAGTCTTTCCCAAACGATACGGTCATAAACTTGCTGACCAGTTCTTGGTTCTCTCAATGCAAGTTTATCGTACTTCAACTTACATTTAATAATTTTTTCTAACAGATGATCTGATTGAAATATGCCCAATGCATATTGCCTTGACCATTTTCAAATGTAATGTCTTCATAGGTAATTGTACCTTCTGAAATTTTATTTGTATCAACTTGCATAACGGACGCTTCGCAATCGTCAGTAACATTGATTTGTATGTTATCAATCTTACCGTCTCTTAGAGCACCACTACGTCTTACTTCAACAACGTCACCAACTTTAATTATCATTGTAATCCTCCTTGATTATATACAGTTACACCTGGTTCAGGTGCATTACTGAGTAGTCTTGTTTTATATTTTGCGATTTGTACATCTTCGGATTTTACATTTTCAAAAGAAGGTAAATCAAGTTCCTGAACAGGATAAACATATTCATCCCTTAGTTCAGGTTTTAAAAACATATAATACTGATATGCTAACTCTTGTGTTTCAAACCAAGTAACACCTTGTATTTCTAAAATCTTTGGTCTATCAGAATCTTGGATAGACACCATACAATAATGGCTACTCATTACGCAGCCTCCATCAAAGAGTAAGGTACACGCCATTGACCACCAAGGTTAGTGTCTTTAATAACTGCTCTCGCAGGATTGGTTTTGACGATAACACCAGGTCTCTTACGACCATTGGCTCTACCAAAGATGACATGATCGCCAACTTTGAATTGACCTTTAGTAGATCCTTTCGCAGCATTAATCGCTGTCTCTAAAAGAAACAAATGTTCCTTATGTTCTGGATTCTTAATCCAGTCTAGTATATCAGTTAAGTTATTAAATTGTAGTTTCATAATATAGTCCTTTCGATTATTGATTAAAACCTTGTAATACTAATATTAATAATAAGATTATAATAAAAGTTTGTTGATTTAATTTGTATTTCATAATATAGTTCTTTCGTTTAGGGTTAGGCTTCGTTCATCACTAATTCTTCAACACTAGACCAGTTGATGTCAAAGACTTTAGAGTAACAGTTTTTCATGATAGAGATAAACTCTAATCTTTCGTTAGTAGAATTAAGAGACTTATAAGTCTCATAAAGGTTTTGTTTAGTCATGTTATTTTCAAGTTTAGTTATATTCATAATGTTTCCTTTTTGTTAATATAAATATATAATACACGGATAACTCTTGAAAGTCAAGGTTTATTTGGTATTAATTGAAAATTAAAAGTGTTATTTTTCAATGGTTTAACAAGGGTGCGACAATCTTGACCAACTATGTTCTGGGTTTGTTCGCATATGAGATGGAGATTTTATGGGATTTTTAAGTAAATTATGGGAGAATTGGGGTAAAGGGTTAAACACACATTATCCTGCTGGACCCAATAAGACAATAAAAAAGAAAACAACTAAGAAAAAAGTAGTCAAGAAAAAAAAGAAGACTACTAAAAAAAAGGAAAAGTAAATGGGAACATGTAAAAATTGTGGACACGGCTGTCATTGTTCAAGTGGTGGTTCTTGTCAATCATGTGAATGTGCAAATTGTGAGCATGATGTATAATGGCTAAGGGTATTAATATAGTATCATATGCTAGAGGTCCAAAGAAAAGAACGTCTATTGGAGATAGTTCTAGATCAAGACCTAAGAATAAACATAAGAGAAGACAACACAAAAGAAGTGTAGGACAAGGGTAATGCCTGCTGTTACTAGAGTTGGATTAGATAGTCATGTAGGTCATGCAAGTCCTACTCCTAATCCTTTTCATCAAACAGCATATGCTACTGGTTCACCAGACGTTTTTACAAATGGTGCTAAAACTGTTCGTATAGGTGACACTACATCATGTGGTGATCCTGCAACAGGTGGTTCATCTACTGTATTTGTAAATGGTATAGGTGTACATAGAAAAGGTGACGGAACTGGTGGTCATGGGTCTTGGGTACCTAATTCATCAGCCTCAGGTTCTTCTAATGTTTTTGCAGGGTAACTTGATAAATAGTTAACATGGCAATAATTCAATCAGGATACTCAGACGCTTCTCGTACTAACGCAAGTAATAGATCAGTACGTTTATATAAAGATATCGCATTATCTTTTGAAAGGAATGCAGCAACTAAAGATGTAATCATCAAAAAAGATGTTGACGCAGTAAAACAATCTGTAAAAAATCTCATATTGACAAATCATTATGAGAGACCTTTTCATCCTGAAATAGGTTCTAGTGTGACGGCAATGTTGTTTGAACCTATGAATCCTATTATCGCTAATGTATTACAAAGAACAATCGCAGAATGTATAGAAAATTTTGAACCTCGTGCTAGACTTGTATCTGTTAATGCAAAAGCAATGTTAGATCAAAATGCCTATGAAGTTACAATTGCTTTTTACGTTGTTAATGTTCCCGGCGAATTAGTTACTATAACCACAATGTTAGAAAGAAGTAGATAATGGCAAAAAAATTATCAGTCACAGATTTAGACTTTGATACTATCAAAGGCAATTTAAAAAATTTTTTACGACAGCAAGATCAATTAACAGACTACGATTTTGATGGTTCAACTATGGCAACCTTGTTAGATGTTCTAGCATACAATACACATTACAATGCTGTGTATGCAAACGTTCTTGCTAATGAAATGTTTTTAGATAGTGCTGATTTACGAAACAGTATTGTCTCTCATGCCAAACATGTTGGATACACACCAAGAAGTGCAACAGCACCTGTAGCATATTTAAACATTACAGTTAATAATGCAACAGGTTCAACACTAACTGCTGCTCGAGGAACAACTTTTACAACATCCGTTGATAATGTTACTTACAATTATATTGTTAAAGACGCTACAACAATTACACCAACAGACGGTGTTTATACTTTTTCTAATTTACCTATCTACGAAGGAACATTGGTTAACAATACCTATACCGCAGATACAGCAAATGCTGATCAAAGATTTTTAATTAAAAATAATTTAGCAGATACAACCACGTTAAAAGTTACAGTACAAAATAGTTCAAGTGATACTACATCAAGTACATATACATTATCAACAGACTTAGCAGATATTACATCAACATCTAAAGTTTATTATCTTGAAGGTGCTGAAGATCAACAATATGAAATTAAGTTTGGAGATGGTATACTTGGTGCTGCGTTATCAACTGGTAACATTGTGACATTATCATATGTTGTTACAAATGCTGAAGAAAGTAATGGTGCAAGTTTATTTAGCTTGTCAGGAAACATTGGAGGCTTTACTAATATTTCTTTATCTACTGCTACCAATTCTGCCAACGGTGCTCAACCAGAAACACCAGATAGTATTCGTTTCAATGCACCAAGACAATATGCTGCACAAAATAGAGCAGTAACACCAAACGACTATAAGAGTAGAGTAAAATCAATTTATGCAAATGCAAAATCTGTTTCCGTTTGGGGAGGAGAAGATAATGCTACACCTTTTTATGGTAGAGTTTATATTTCAATTAAACCTGTTGCCGGTGCAACATTAACTGAAGCAAAAAAAACAGATATCATAAATCAATTAAAAGAATTTAATGTAGCAAGTATTACTCCAATCATAGAAGATCCAGAAACAACATCAGCACAATTAAATGTAAATGTTAAATATGACGCAAAGTCAACTACAAAAACAACTGACAGCATTAAGGCATTAATTACATCAGCAATAACAAGTTTTAACGTAAACAATTTACAAGAGTTTGATAGTATATTCAGACATTCTAAATTTATTGAAACAATAAACAAAGTTGATGATTCCATACTATCAAATATTACTACTGTTAAATTACACAAATCATTTACAGCTGTAACAACAGGTTCTACAACTTATACAATAGGTTTCAATAATGCTTTATATAATCCACATTCAGGACATAATGCAAGTGGTGGTGGTGTATTAACATCATCAGGATTTAAAATTAGTGGTGACGCTACCAACGAATATTTTTTAGATGAAGATGGTGCAGGTAATGTAAGATTGTATTATCTTGTTGGTACCACAAGAACATACTCAAACAGTTCTCAAGGTACAATCAATTATTCAACTGGTGTGATTACAATAAATTCTTTAAACATCACAAGCATTTCAAACGTAGATGGTGCTACATCAACTGCTGTTAGGTTAACTGTTATACCTAGTTCAGTGGATGTTATACCTGTAAGAAATCAAGTTTTAGAAATTGATGAAGCCAATACAACTGTTACTGTATCTGCTGATACATATGAAACAACATCAGGTATTGGTTATACATCAGCAACAAGTTATGCTTCGTAATCTATGGCAAAGTTTACAAAAAAATTAAGTCCTCTAGTAGGCAGGCAGTTTCCGCAACATATACAAGCGAACAATCCATTACTGGTTGAGTTCGTTAAACAGTATTATCGTTTTTTAGATTCAGCTCAGATTACACTATCTAGTGTAACAGCAAGTGATCAAATAATTTTAGAAACATCAACTGCTAGTAATATAAATTTTCTTTCATTAAATGCCACAGACGATAGTGGTAATAATGCTGATGATTATATTTTGGATGAAGAAGGTTCAATAGGTGAGTTTAGTAAAAACGAAATTATTACTGGACAGACCTCTGGTGAAACAGCAACAATACTTGCTGAAGATACGGACAATTTAAAATTATATATATCTGCAAATTCAAAGTTTGTAACAGGAGAGACAGTTACAGGTGGCACGTCAGGTGCTCAAGGTGTGATATCAAAGTATAGGGCAAACCCTAACGAAACTATATCACAACTCCTTGAGTATGCTGATGTGAATGATACCTTAGATGATTTCTTTATACAATTTAGAAATAGTTTTTTACAAACCATACCTAATGATTTAACAAGTGGTTTAAATAAAAGACAACTTACAAAAAATATTTTATCATTATATAAACGTAAAGGTACGAAGAAAGGTCATGAGATATTTTTCCGTGCATTGTTTAATGAGACACCTGACATATATTATCCTACTGTGGATATGCTTCGTATTTCAGATGGTAATTTTGAAACACAAAAAATTTTAAAAGTAACTTTAGTATCACCCTCAAATGGTGATATGTCTAAACTTACTGGACAAGAAATTACACAAGCAAATATTGCTGGTAATACCGTTGTTAATCTTGCGAGTGCTGTTGTGGAATCTGCAACTGTAGCAAAAACAACTTTAGGTCTTGTACAGAAAGATGTTGCAACATTAGTATTAAATAAAAATTCTATTACTGGAACTTTTCAAAATAGTTTAGGTCATTCTATCATAGATGAAACAGATGGTGATGATATTATAGATGAAGATGGTAATAAAATTTTACAACAAACTTTTTCTACACTTACTGGTACTGCCAATGATGATGAAGATGTAACGATTACATGTAATATTGAAAGTGTTGCTGATGATGTTATTGTAGATACCACAGATAGAGGAAGATATTATTCAGTTGGTGAAACTGTTCCTGTTGATAATCAAAGTGGTGGTGTTGGTTTAACACCACAGATAGAAGATATATCATATGGTGATATAGAAAGTATTATTGTTGAAAGTGGTGGGTCAGGTTATGCAGTAGGTGACGCATTAACTGTTACAAACCCTACTCATGGTACAGGTCTTGCAGGTGAGGTTGCTGTTGTCAATGGTGGATTTACTTTAGAACAAGATAGTTTAGAAAATGGTGTTATTGCATTAGAAGAAAATATTAGTGAACAATTAGTTATGGAAGCTGCAACCAATTCAAGTTCAAATGATATAACAAAAATTAAAATTACAAATAAAGGTGGAGGTTATCTTTCACTACCAACTGTTGGTGTAACTTCAAGTTCTGGTTCAAGTGCTACTGTATTTCCTGTATCAAGTAATGTTGGTAATGTATTAGATGTAAGAGTTCTTGATCATGGTTTTAGATATGAACAAGGACCAACATTGAATCCTAAATTACACATGCAGGTTGATACACTATCAGGAACATTTACTATAGGTGAAACTGTGTCTGCTACTAACGAAG